AATATTGGATTTAATCCAGAAGAACAAAAATGGTATGGTTGGTCACATAGAGCTATATTTGGTTTTGGAATAGGTTCTAAATGCGAAAAGGGTAATTGTGGTTATAATCCTAAAAATAAGGAAGATTTTAAACAAAGTTGTTTAGTATTTTGGGGTGATTTAGATATGGATGGTAATACACATAAAGTTAATTCTGTTGCTAGAGAAGAAACCCGAGATAATAAATTAGGAATATATGTTGAATATACTTATGATGATAAAATATTAAATGTAAATATGAGAAATAAAAAATCTGGCATGTTTACTGAATATCCAACAATATATGGTAGAGGTGAATGGGAAGCTAAAACATTATTAGAAGCAAAACAAATGGCAATAGATTTTGCTAATAATATATAAAAAGTTATTTAGTTATGATAAATATTGGAATAGTTGGTTCTCGGAGATATACAAATAAATTAAAGGTATCACAAATTGTTGATCAATGTATTATTAAATATGGGGAAATCTGTATCGTTAGTGGTGGTGCGATAGGTGCAGATAAATTAGGTAAAGAAGTTGCACTAGAAAAAAATTTAAAATATAAAGAATTTAATCCATCACATACAGAACATAATCAATATTCAGTAAAACCTAAAGAATGGTTCGGAAAACCTTATATTGTTGGTAATTTTTTCGAACGAAATTCTTTTATAGCAGAAGAATCAGATTTTATATTAGCTTTTATACCAAAGGGACTTAAATCTAATGGAACAATGGATACAGTTTCGAAAAGTAAAAAGCTAAATAAAAAAGTACTGATAATAGAATAAAAATTATATTATGATATGAAATTTAAAATTACAGAAGATAAAAAATTTTTGCAAGTTATTGAAAGTACTCAGTTAGAATTAGAACAATTAACTTATTCATTTACAAAAAAAGTAGATAATTGGTTTATAATTAAGAAAAAGTTAAAAAATTCGAATGGTTGGGATGGAGAAGTAAAATATATAGACAGGTACAATCGTATTCCTATTGGTCTTTGGCAAGAATTAAATAATTTTTCTAATAAATATAATTTTAATTTAGAAATTGAAGGTTCAGAAATTTTTACTGACAAAGATTATAATGGTGATGATTTTGATAAATGGGCCCGTGATTATTTTAAAGATGCGGAAAATTTTTATCCACGTGATTATCAATTAAAAGCTGCTAAAAAAATTCTTAAATTTCGTCTTTGTACAGAAGAAATTTCTACTTCAGGTGGTAAAACTCTTATAGCATTTATGATTTTTAAATATTTAATTGACAGAGAAATTATAAAAAGTATGCTTTATGTAGTTCCTAATATTAATTTAGTAACACAAACTGAAGAAAAATTCTATGAATATGAAGAAAAATGTGGAAAGAGACCCTCATGGAATAGTGAATGTATATTTTCAGGAGCAAAAAAAGCTGAATTAAACGATCGGGTAGGATTGTCTGGTAATCTAATGATAAAACCAAAAATCATTTTTGGTACTTACCAATCATTAGTAAAACGAGATGAAGAATATTTTTCTCAGTTTAATAGTGTTTGTATCGACGAGTGTTTACACCCAGATACATTAATAACAATGAAAGATTTTTCGAAAAAGAAAATAAAAAATATAAAAATTGGGGAATATGTTTGGACAAAAAATGAAAAAACAAATAAAAATGAATTAAAAGAAATTGAATTTGTATATAAAAATCTTTCTGAAAATCAACAAATGTTTGAAATAGAAACTGAAACTGAAACTATAAAAATAACAGGAAATCATAAAATTTTAACAAAAGGAAATATTTGGAAAAGAGTAGACGAATTAACTGAAAATGATGATATAATTAGCTTTGACACGGTAAATATATAAAACAAATAATACACCATTTAATGAGTAAAACTATAGAAAAAGAAAATTTATTAAAATTATTATTATTAAATTTACGTTATTTACAACCAGATAGATATAATAATAGTACAAAAAAATTAAAAAGATTCTTAATAAAAAATAATATTTTTAAACATACACAAATATTATTAAATAAAAAAACATTCACACAAGAAGAATTATATATTTATTTAACTCAAGATAATGGAAAATGTAAAATATGTAATAATAAATTAAAATTTTTAAATTTTCGTGGTTACAATTTAAAATGTATTAAGTGTATAGAAAATTTAAAAACTAAAAAAGATATTTTAAAATATCTTCAAAATAATTGGAGTAGTTATGCACAAATTTTAAAACCAAAAAATAAAAATAGGAAAAATACATTAATTTTTAAAAAAATTAATTATAATTTTAAAAATTATATTGATTTATATATGTATTTAAGTAATGATAAATTAAAGAAATGTAGATTAAAAAGTTGTAATAATATTGTTAAATTTATAAATATTTTTGGAAATCATAAAGATTTTTGTTCTTTAAAGTGTAATAATAAATGGTTATCAGAGTCAAGAAAAGGAGAAAAAAATCCTATACATAGAATAAGTGATGAAAATCGTAAAAAATGGAAACAAACATTGTCAAATCAAGTTAAACAAAGAATTAAAGATGGAACATGGACACCTAATGTAACTAATTCATGGTGTCATTCAAGATATAAAATAAAATTTAAAAGAAATAATAAAATAATAGAACAAAAAGTTAGATCATCATGGGAAGCATTTTTTCAATTATTAAATATTAATTATTTATATGAAAAATTAAGAATACCTTATTTATATAATGATAATTGGCATAATTATATTGTTGATTTTATAAATAATGATAAAAAAGAAGTTATTGAAATAAAACCAAAATCAGAAGAATATAAAGAAATAAATATAATTAAAAAAAATTCATTATTAAAATGGTGTAAAAATAATAATTATACTTATATCTCTATAAATGAAGATTATTTTAAAAAAATTATTTGGGATAAAAGTATTTTGGATGATCAACCAGATAAATTAAAATTAATGAAATTTAAAAAATATTTTAATGAAAATTAAAAAAATTAAACCCATCAATTATAATGGAAATATTTATAATTTACGAATAAAAAACGAAAATGAAACAAATCATAATTATTTTGCTAATAATTTATGTGTTTCTAATTGTCATCATGGAAAAGCAAATTCAATCAAAACTATTTTAGTTAAATCATATAATGCTGATTATAAATTTGGTGTTACAGGTACTCTACCTAAACCTGACACATGTGATTCATTCACTATTCAAGCTTATCTAGGTCCTAAAGTTTTTGAACTTTCTTCAGCAGATTTGATAGACGCAGGAAATGCAACACCTGTTCATGTAATAGGAATTGAATTGGATTATTTAGATCAAAATATAAAGGACAATTTATTTGATCTTAGAAATGTAAAATCAGAAGATAAAGATGGAATAAAACTTTTAAATTTAGAAAAAGACACAGCAAGGGAAAATAGAAAAAGATTTAATTATATTTGCAATACTATTAATAAATCAACTAAGAATAGTTTAGTATTATTTTCTGATATAAAAAATTCATATGGTAAAAATATTTATGATTGGTTAAGAAATAATTCAGAAAAAAATGTTTATTATATTGATGGTGGAATCAAAGCAGAAAATAGAGATTATTTTAAGCAAAAAATGGAAACTGATGAAGATATTATTCTTATAGCATCTGTAGGAACTTTTTCAGAAGGAATTGATATTTTAAATTTACATAATATTTATATTGTTGAATCTAGTAAATCAGAATTTATTGTTAGACAAATACTTGGTAGAGGAATGAGACTTATGCCAGGTAAAGAAAAAATTCAAGTTATTGATTTTTCAGATAATTATGAAGCTGGGTCAGGATATCAACAAAAAAATTATTTAATGAGACATTCTTATGAAAGAGAAAAAATTTATAAAGAGAAAAAATTTCCATTTAAACGTTTTAAAGTAAAATTATAAAAAAGATATATATAAAAAATATTTTCTGAATGTTAGATCCAATACATATTTATAATTTATTAAACATTAATTGGAAATCAAAATATGATAATCCAATAGAAACTAGTGATATTAGTAAAATAGGGAAATTTGCTAGAGAGTTTAATTTAACTTTATTAGAATTAAGTAATGAATTTGAAAAATTTAAATTAATTTCAAAAGATAAATTTAATACAAATTATTTAAATATATGGATTAAAAGAATTGATAAATCAGAAAGACAACAAAATCCAGAGGGTTATTTATTAAAATCTCAATTATTTGATAGTTCAAATACAGAATACAGAGCTTTTATTAAAAAAAACAGCAAGAATTCAAAATTATTGATTACTTTTAAACGACGAATACAAGATAATTCTTTTGGACGACATACTGGAATACCAAATATAGTTTTTTGGAGTGATACGCCAGGACAATATTATTTAGAAACAATAATGGATAATTATTATAATGGAAGAAATGAAGATATATTATGTATAGATGGAGGATCAAATTGGAATGTTTATGGATTAACTAATTTAAGAAGTGAAATTCATCAAAAATTTGAACAAGCATTAAAAGATGAAAATGAATTAGAATAATCTTTAAAACGCATATTTATATAATAGATATATAAATTAAAAAGAAACTTATTATATTTAAGAGAGGCTATAATCTTCTTCATAATATATAATATATAAAATAAAAATTCTTATTATGAGAAAATATCATGATATCTTTAAAGAAAAACAAGCTAGGGCAAATCATTTACGTGAAAATAAAATTTTAGTTGATTTTAAAAATGTATATAGTGTGTTACTTGAAAAATATAGTATAACTGATTTTTATACTTTAAATGAAGAAGAACAGATTACATTTTTGGCTGAGCTCAATTCCTTTTGGGACGAATCAGCAGGTATAAGTAAAAAGGGAAATAAATTTTTAACAATACGTTCAGATGTATTAAGCGAAACTTCTACAACCTTACAAAAGAAAAATTATCTAAAAGATAAAACATTTAGTATTATAAATGAAACTTTACGTCAATCAGAAATTAAATATAAAATTTATGATATAATTGATGAAATGTATAATGAAATAAAGGCCGAAAATGTTAATGATATTCTTTCAACTGATAATATTTTAAAAATTGTTAATGAATCTTTTTCTACATCATTGAATGATTTTATATTAAACATGAAACATGAGTTAAATGAAAGTCAGAAAAAATAAAAGTGAAAAAATTTATAAGAAAATTAATAACCAAAAAACCTAAATCAAAGAAAATAATTTTTAAACGACGAGGTGGGTGCTGCGGTAATAAAAAAAGAACAAAAATATGAAAAAACTTGTATCAGAAAATCTAGGAAACATACTTAGACCTAAGAGCTCAGAAGATGTAACTAGCGAAATTAAAGAACTTTTAGTTGGTAAAGATATAAATATAATAAAAGAAAATGACATGTTTGTTATTTATCAAGTTAAAAAATGGGCTGATATTAAACAAATTATAAGAAATCTTGGTGGAAGAGACGAAGATGTTTTTTATAATTTTTATTTAATCCTTGATAATTCAGTAGTAGGTAATAAACAAGTGATTGGGATTAAAGTTAGTCCTGATGGTACAATAAATGCTTTAGATGCTAAAGGATCTACTGTAAATACAGACTATCTTACAAAATTTGAAGATTAATAAGTAATTAATTAACCAATAAAATAAAAAGGGACCCTAGGGTCCCTTTTTTAGGTTGATATATAATAAAATATTACTTACTTAAATTTAAAATATAAAATTATGGGATTACATACTCTAAAAACGATTTTAGAAAAAAAAGGATCAAATTTTTTAGAAAAATTCCTAAGTGAAAAACTAATTATTACTGAAAAATTAGACACTTATAGAATACTTTTTGAAAAACAAGGAGATAAAATAGTTTTTTTTAAAAAAGACAATACTAAATTGAATTTAATTGAAAGAACTCTAACTAATACATGGGAAGATGCTATAATTGAATTAACAACAATTATAGGAGATACAATGCTTCCAGAAAATTTACGTTTTGGCATAGCATACACACCAGTTGAAAGACCAATTAGAATTCCTTATTCTAACTTACCTAAATATATTCTTACAGATGTTACTCTACGTAAAAATAACAAAATATCTGAAGTATATAACTATGATGAAGTAAATAAATGGGCAGCAACATTAAATGTTGCTAGACCTCCTATTATTTTTGATGGTATTTTATCAGAAAATCAAAAATTTATTCTAAAAAATTATAGTGAAGGAAATTATGAAGAAATAAAAGAAGATAATTTTTCAAAAATAATTGAAGACTTATTTGAAAAAACATATTCTAATGAACATATTATCGAAGGAATTATATTAAAACATAATAATAATTTAGCTCAAATTATTTCATATGAATTTAATTTATTAAATGAAGCTTATAATAAAGAAGAATATTCTAGAGATTATTATGATATTATGTTATTAAATATAAATTCATTCATGGATAGCTATAGCATGCCTATATTAGAAGGTGGTACGCCTGATGAAATGTATTTAGAAATTATATCAGACGTTTTTAATAAATTTTGTAAAAAAAATGTAAATATTATAGAAAATATAAATCCTGAATATTTAACTCCTCCATCATTCGGATATTTTGGTGACTTAAATTTATTATTAATTAAAAATAAAGAAACATTAAAAATTCTTGAAAGTAAAGAAAAAATTTATGAAGCTTTATTTAGAATAATGATTTCTTCTTTACGCAAACCAAAAAAAGAATTTGGTTTATTAAATGAAGCTGTAATTAAAAATTTTAATACTTATGTATATTTAATAAAAGATATTATAAAGGATAAAAGTGAACCAATTATTGAATCTATTAATGAAAATACAATAAACGAATTACATTCAGATAATGTTGTAATTAAAAAAATGATTCAACCTAACGATGTTGATAATATGAGAATTATTGCATCTATACAAAAAGCATTTGAACCAATGCAACTTGAAGAAAAAAGAGGTGAAAATAATGTAGTAATTTATATTACAGATTGTCAACCTATAACAAATTCTCAAATAGAAAATATAGAAGCAATGAGTGCAATGTGGAAATGCCCAGTAATTATTGGGGCAATTTTAAATGAAAGAAAAACAAAAGGTGAAAATTTCCATTTATCAGATGAATTAATTAAAGGACAATTAAATGCTATCAGTATTTTTTACAACAATACTATTACCGCTTATTTTTTAATGGATTCTTGGAATTTGTTAGAATTATTTGAATATTGTAGACCTAAATATGAACCTATAGCAATTTTGACTGATAAAGGTAAAAAATCAGAATTTGCGCTTCAACTTTATTTTGAAGATGAAATTATGGGTGGAAGAATAGATGTTGATAAAGATTTTAATATTGGCGAAATGGAAAACAAAAATCAAAATGAGGCATATAGAGCTATTGAAGATAATGTTTTTTATACATTTAAACAATTAACCCCTCAACCAATTTGGGGTTTATTTGATTTAATTACTAATGAATATAGAGTATGGAGCGGACAATTTTTGCAAAATACATTTAAAGAAACTAAATTTATAGAATAAGTTATAAATTATAAATTTTTCGTAAATAAATAAAATAAATTATATAAAATGGCAAAAGTTTTTATGAGAAAAAAACAACAACCTATGAATGAGGTTGGTGATAATATAACAGACCCAGCACTTGCTCAACAATATTTTAATGTTAAAAAGCAAATGAATGATAAAAGAACAAAACGAGATCAAGTTCTAAAACAAGCTAATCAAATAGATAACGAAATAAATATTCTTGAAAAAAATCTTATTGCTATTGAAGCCAAAGCAGCGAGTACACAGCAAAAAACAGCTCAACAAAAACCTGAACAAAATGATCAAGCAGAAGTTCTTGATGATTCTTATATAGGTGGATCTGTTTCACAAGCACATAAAGCTAATATGGCAACAACAACACCTACTAGATTAGAAGAAAATTTTGAAATGTCAGATGAATTTTATAAAGAAAATGGTAGGGAATTATATTATAATTCAAATGAAAAAAACTTTGATTATGATGACTTTGATGATGATGACTTTGATGATGATGATGATGAAGAATATCAAATTCAACAAGAACTAGAAGAAAGAATAATTGAATTAGAAAGAGAGTTAAAAGAATTAGAAAGAGAAAAAGATGATGTATTAATAGACATGGATCAAGATTTAGCTAATTATGATGAATCAACCCATATTCCTGATGAAAATACTAGATTTAATTTAACGGATAAAAATAGTGTTAGTTCTTTAATGCCTCATGATGTTTGGGGTAGTCGCTTAGAAATCATTGATAACCAAATTGATGAAATACAAAAACAATTAATGTCACTTAATAATAAACCCGAAGAAAAATCATATGAACAAGCTGTTCAAAATGCTTATGGTGTTAATGAATCTTTTTATGATGATCTAACTTATACTATAGAAACAGAAATTTCTAAACTTACAGATATTAAAAATTATATTGGGGATATTGATAATAAAGAAGAAACTCAACC